GTCGACTTTCCCCAAGTGCATAGAAATTCTACAATGCACCTCCTAGCTGAGTTCTTCTCAGCAGTTTGAACGTTTAGAAACGTTCAAATCCATCGGCGTTTTAGTGCTAGGTTGCCGAACCTAACCGATGAGCGTAAGTGCTCAGGAGTTACCGGTTGACCGATAGTACCAAAACACTTAAGGAGCGCAGCATCACCATCTAATGGGTCATGCCGCCTCTTGGGGACAACTACATATCCACGCAAGCGTGGACGTTGTAAGTGTTTATCCCAAGAATGGAATGATTCAGCATTGCTGAAGCTGTGCCATCCCAAAACCTGACTCGTGCGCGCAACGCTGGGCATCGGACCAAGCAGTCTCTCGACTACTTGCCGGATCACCCGAGCAGTCTTCCAGTACCCTTTCAGATAAATCTGATTGGCAAAGGAAACAGCAGACACGAGACCGTGCACATCAGCACGATGGTCAGGGCATTTGCGACGAAAGTAGACAGGAGTAACGTCTACACCATCGTAATAATCCCTACCGCATGACTCTCTGAACTTCCCAGTCCAGAAAGACTTTGCGGTGTTGACCTTGAAACCGAATGTTTCAAGGTCCTCGACCACCGTAGGTGCCTCGTCATTGGGTACGATCAAATCGTCCCCATAGACGAATACTGACTCTGAAAAACGAGCAACAGAGCCAGGAGTAGGGCGAACTCCAGCCCTTCGGATCCTCGACGAGACTATGGCAATGAAAAAAGCCATTGCCTCGATGGGGAAACAGAGGGCGGAACCCATAGACGCAAACTTCCTGAGGGTGGAAATTCCACCATCGGGGAGGATTGCACGGGTAGACCTACATGCAAAGACATATCTCCGTAAAACGGGGGTAGACCTGAGCATGCGGGCAACCCGCTTACAAGACACGCGATCGCTAGCATCGGACAAATCGAGCGTAGCATAGCTATTCTCCTTTGAGCCAATGAAAGCGAGTCTGGCATTTACGTCTTGACGTGTAAAGTTTACACGCCCTTTCGTATACGGACAGTGTAGCTCAATCACTGGCCGAATCCAGTCAGCAATAGCCTGCTGCATGTATTGCATACATACAGGTTCAACGGCTATTACACGCGGGGTCTTGAGTGTCTTCGGGACTAAAACTACCTTAACAGGTAATTCGTCCCGGGGTCTGAGGTACGCAACCTGGTTAATCCTGTCTGTCCCCTCATTATTCCGGATCGAACCGATCCCGAATTCAGAGAAAGGCAGGCAGGATTCAAGTCGCTGGGGCCAGTTGGTGAATAGGAATTTACTATTACCAACACGACCCTCAGCAGTAGTTCCAGGGCCATGGCGGGGTTTAAGTTCAGCATAAATATCCCCGTAAGGGATATTATGCATGACCACACCCCACACGAGACGAGAAACACGGTCGAAGACCGCTTCAAGACTCGTGTTGTATTCATGACAGCGCATCTCATGTTCAATCTCCCGATACTTAGATACTGCGGCGATCGTTCTCTTAGCCAAACAAGGCAAGAGAACTTTTTTGTGTAAGAGACAAATCTGCCTCACGCACAAGATAGCCGAAGTATCAGGTTCGGGAAGGAGATCGCCACTCGAGCCGAATATTCTCCCAAGGAAACCTCCAAGAAATCGGGGGAGACCTCTTTGTTTACCGAATCGAAACCCGGTAAACAGAGCTGGTGGGAGAAAGCCTTCCGCGAGGCTTCTATCGAAGCTAGCGCAGAAAGCTGGAAGAGTGATGGTAAGAAAACTATCACCTTCATGTTCGACTCTCCTCGTGATTGTTATACAGTCACGGATGGGGTTGGCACCACACAGCATGGACATGTCATGTACCATGCTGCACGTGATTTCTAGCAGGCTTTTCATCGCTTCCTCCTATGAAGGGGGTGAGCGATTCCTGGCTTGCTGTCTCTTAGCGCTAGCGGGAGAGCCACCACCCCGAAGGATGGCAGCCCTCCCCCGTAGCGTTAGGTTT